TCGCAAAGGGTGTGGCGCGAGCCAAAGAAGAAGTTCTTGAGAAGGTACGGGTGGGAGTCTCCCCTCAAGCGGCTATGATTGCCATAGGCAAAAAGCCAGATACTATCCGTCAATGGATGGTCAGAGACCCATTATTTGCCGCAGCCTTAGAAGAGGCAAAAGAAGAGGGAAGCAAGTCATCCTTTGACGCTATGGGTGTCCAAAAGGAAGAGATTAAGTTTGCCGTCTTTTCCAAGTTATTTTTAGACCAGACGGTTTTCCCGCATCACCAAGATTGGGTTGACCTACTGGAAGAGCGTGAACCTTCGTGGCTCCACCCTAGTATGATTTATGAGCCAGGGGAGTCAAACCGCCTACTGGTCAATGTGCCACCTGAGCACGCTAAGTCCACCGTTATCACGGTGAACTACTCAACTTACCGCATTGCCCTCAATCCTAACATCCGCATCATTGTGGTATCAAAGACATTGAATAAGGCGCGAGAGTTCGTATACGCTATAAAGCAACGATTGTCCCATCCACGCTGGCTTAAACTGCAGACCGCATATGGTCCAGAAGGCGGCTGGAAAGGGGACGCAGATACTTGGCGCACCGATACTGTCTATCTTGGGGGCGATGCGCGTAACTCAAGTGAAAAAGACCCGACTCTCCAAGCGTTAGGTATGGGCGGTCAGATTTACGGTGCCCGTGCTGACCTTATTATTCTGGACGACTGCATCACTACGGCTAACGCCCACGAGTGGGAAAAGCAGATGGACTGGTTACAGAAAGAAGTTATTACCCGTTTGGGTAAGAACGGTAAATTGCTAGTCGTTGGGACACGAATTGCAGCAAATGATTTATATAAAGAACTTCGTAATCCGAAGCATTGGTCAGGTGGCAAGACTCCGTTTACTTATATGGGGATGCCTGCTGTACTGGAGTATTCGGAAAAGCCAGAAGATTGGGTTACTCTCTGGAAAGAGTCGGACGTACCGTGGGATGGCGATGATGACACTCCTCAGGAAAACGGCTTCTATCCCAAGTGGGACGGGCAAGCCTTATTTAAGCGTCGCTCGGAAGTCACACCCTCAACTTGGGCACTCGTATACCAGCAAGAAGATATACAAGAGGATTCCATCTTCCCACCCGTGCTGGTGCAAGGGGCAACTAACGGGATGCGCAAGCGAGGTCCTTTAAAGCCTGGTGCTGCTGGACATCCTTCTCAAGTAGAACCTCACATTGTAGTTGGCTTTGACCCCGCTATGGCAGGTAACGCTGCATTTGTAGTTTGTACTTATAATCGTGCAGATGGCAAGATTTACGTTAACGATTGTATTAATATGACGGAGCCAACTCCGCAGAAAATTAGGGCGACAATTGAAGAACTGGTTATTAAATATAAGCCGCAAGAGTTTAGGGTTGAAATCAACGCCCACCAAAAAGCCTACTCCCTTGATGACGAATTACGGAACTGGCTCGCTGCATACGGCGTACGCCTTGATGCTCACTTTACAGGCAAAAACAAGTGGGACACATCCTTCGGCGTTGCGTCAATGTCTAACTTATTTGGCACAGTCCGAGAAGAAAAGTTTCAAAAGAACAACATTATAGAACTACCTTCTTCCGAAGGCAGCGAAGGTATAAAGGCTCTTACTCAACAACTGTTGACTTGGAAGCCAAACACTAAAGGCAAAACAGATACTGTTATGGCTTTGTGGTTTGCAGTTATTCGCATCCGCGAACTTATGCAATATAACAGCAATGCATCTATGTATGTTAGCAATCGTTGGGCTACTAAAGCACAGATGAATAATAGATACGCAGTTAATTTAGATGATGCCTTTGCAGATCAATGGCACGATATGTATGGATAGGGTTTAAATGTTAAGCATACAACAGATAACGGCAAGGGTTGACTCTTTGCGTTATCGCAATCACGAACGTGATGCGCGTAACCTAGATGTACTTGCCGTACGCAAAGGAAATATCTCTCAGGTATATCCTAACTTCTTTCCAGAAGGCGTAGATGCTAACGTAGTAGCAAACTTTATTGACATTGTTGCACGTGACTTGTCTGAAGTTATGGCTCCTCTTCCAGCAGTTAATTGTTCTGCAGCCAATCAAGTATCTGACCGTGCTCGTAGTTTTGCTGACAAGCGTACTCGCATTGCCTCTAACTATTTCCAACACTCAGACCTAGCAGTACAAATGTACTCAGGTGCTGATTGGTACTTAACATATGGATTCGTCCCTTTCATTATTGAATTAGACGATGAAGCAAGACTGCCGCGTATCCGCATAGAAAATCCTATTGGGGCTTACCCAGAGTTTGATCGCTATGGACGTTGTGTGGCATTTGCTAAGCGGTACTCTATGACACTTGGCGAACTGGTATCTCAGTTCCCAGAGTATGATAGACAACTTCTTGGAGAAGAAGGTTATAACCAAGACCTTAATACACAAATTGAGATGGTTCGTTATTACGATAAAGACCAATCTATAATTTATGTACCGCGTAGAAACAATTTAGTTCTTTCTCAAGCGGCAAACCCACTTGGCAAGATGATGGTTGTTGTTGCACGTAAGCCATCTATTGATGGTGAAATGCGTGGACAGTTTGATGATGTACTTGGTATTCAGTTACTGCGTAACAGATTTGCATTACTTGCAATGGAAGCAGCAGAGAAGTCAGTGCAAGCACCAATTGTTCTACCACAAGATGTACAAGAACTTATGCTTGGTGGAGATGCGGTTATTCGTACAGCCAACCCAGCAGGTGTACGCCGCGTAGAACTTAACATTCCATCAGGTGCTTTTACAGAACAAGAAGTTCTTAATCAAGAACTACGTGTTGGTACACGTTATCCTGAATCTCGTACTGGAAACATAGATGCTTCTATTGTTACTGGTCAGGGAGTACAGGCTCTTATGGGAGCCTTTGATACACAGGTTAAATCTGCACAAGCAATTTTTGCTGCAACACTTCGGGACATCATTAGCCTTTGCTTTAATGTAGATGAATTACTTTACCCAGAAGAAAAAACAATTCGTGGAGTAGATTCAGGTTCACCTTATGAAATTACTTATAAGCCAATTAAAGACATCAAAGGCGATTATTCTGCTGATGTTCGCTATGGTATGCTTGCTGGTCTTAACCCAGCACAAGGTCTTATCTTTATGCTTCAAGCACTTGGAGGAAAACTCATCAGCCGAGATATGGCTATGAGAGAACTACCATTTACTGTTAACGTTACACAAGAATTAGAAAAGATTGAAATTGAAGAGATGCGTTCAGCACTCCTTGGTTCACTTACGGCATACACACAAGCAATTCCACAGATGGCTACTCAAGGTCAGGATGCTTCAGAGGTAGTTCGTAAGATTGCTGCGGTAATAAAGGCTCGTCAAAAGGGACAAGCATTAGAGGACGCGATAGAAGAAACCTTTGCTCCGCAGCAAGAAGTTCCTCCTGCTGGTGCACCAACTAATGCGGTTGAGCAAATGTCCCCTGCTCCCGCTGGCTCGCCAGCAGGAGGTCCTCCGATGCTAGAGCAAGCACAAGGAAGACCAGATTTACAAACAATGCTTTCAAGTCTTTCTGGTGATGGACAAGCACAAGCAGCAGTAAGAACAAGTAGAGAACGAGCAATCTAGGGGGTAAATCATATGGCAGCACGTAAACCTAAAGTTCGTACTGTTGATGATAATTATTCAAAACTAGATGAATACGCAATTACTTTACACGAATACTATAAATCTTTACGTAAGGCTGGCTTCTCCGTAGATAATGCATTATGGCTGTTAGCATCAAAAGAATCACATCCTGATTGGATGCAAAAAGTCACAATGGATGACATTAGAAATCATATTGAAGAAGAAGAGGATTAATAATGGTTGAAAAAAGAGGCGGCTATCAACAGCCTAGTAATCCAGCACCAGTCTCAGGACCAGGTGCGCTATCACAGCGCACAGATGGTGGACCTACACAACCTGCTAAATATATTTCTGGACTTCCTTATGGACAAGGACAAACGACATATGACCAACAAACTTCTGCTCCTATGGCTGGTAGAGATACCGCACAACCAACATTGCAATTGCCACAACCAACTCCACTTATGGCTCCAACCGAACGTCCAGATGAACCAGTAACCGCTGGAATTGATTCTGGACCTGGACCAGGTTCTGAAGTTATGATGGACCGTCCTAATCAGTCTTACACACTTACACAGACTTTACAGCAACTTATTAAGTATGACCCAAGTGGTGATACTGAAATGATTTACAGAGCATTAGTTGATGAAGGATACTAATGGCTTACAAAGTAAATTATGTCGTTGCGAAAACAAGTCCTAATCTTTATGCTGCTGCACAACAGGGTAATTTAAATCCAGAGCAGACAACACAACTAGAACAGTTTAGTTGGACTATTCAAAAGAACAAAAACTTAATGACGCTTCCCGTAGAGGATGCTCGTAAAGAGTTCTTTAAACTAGAAAAAGATGCACAGGATAAAATTAAATTTCTTTATCCAGATGCTACATATGCTGAAGAAGCAAATACATTTAGCGACAATGCTGTTGCCGCATTAAAAACAACTGGCAAAATAGCAGCAAGCCCACTTATTGGTTTGTTTAAAGGTCTTACTATATGGACACGTATTCTTAATACTCCATACTTAATGGCGCGTCAGGCTGCACAGGGTGAAGGTTTATTTAACAAACAAACATTTACTGATGCTTGGGATGGTCGCCGTGTTTATGACAATGGTGCATTAGATGAAACAGTTAAGTACTTTGGTGAAGAACGCGTAAATGTAGCAAAGGGTCTTATTGCTGGATTAAAACCTGGAGAGATTGTTGCTGCTAATGGACAAGTAACACAAAAAATGCTTGACGCTTTAACAGAAGCATACAACGAGCCAGAAAAGTTTAAGCAAGTAATGGATGGCGTTAAGTACGCACAGGTATCTCCTGGTCGTGACATTGCACGTATGTTTGATACAAAACCAATGAATGCAAGTTTAGAACAAGATTACATTGATGGTAATACTAAAAATCTTTCTGGTGCTATTGACTTTATTTATCAGTTAGCAATTGACCCACTAACCTACTTAACATTTGGTGGTTCTAGTTTACTTAGACGTGGAGATAAACTTGCTGCTATTGTGCAAAAGCACGGCAGTGCTGGTGTGCGTCAAATTTTTGCTACTGAACCAGATGTTGTAAAACTCTGGGATGGACTTGGCGGAGAAATTAAACGTCTTAAAGATGCTCCAGATGCAGCAACACGTTCTGTTGTTATTCGTGATATTAAAACAAACTTTCCTGCATACAATAACGATGAAGCAATTAAGTTACTTGAACGTAATGACATTACAGATGCTAAGTCTGCGCTTACATACTTTGAACAAGTAGAAAACGTACCGCTGTTTCTTTCTGGTCGTGTTGATGGTGTTCAGTATTTCCGCAATGGTGTGGCTACTGCACGCAGCCAACGCCGTTTAGGCGAGGGTATGAGCCGTTGGCTAGATAGAGAACTTAACTACACTGGTCGTAGTACAGAAGATATTGCTAGAGAAGGCGAAGACGCATTTAAAACTTTGTCTGCACTTGGCAAAGATGGCGAATTGTTTGCAGAAAACATTGACGACCTTAAAAAGTTTTATGCTGGTATGTCACGTAAAGAAAAACTTGCACAACGTTTTGCACGCAGCCCGCAAGGTGGCGTAATTCTTCTTGGAGAAGATGCATACAAAACAGCAGATAACTTTCGTGCTGTAGCACGTCAAGTATTGCCACGTGACTTGGCTGATTTTATGACACAGAAGTTTATTACAGCAGATGCAAATGACCAAGTTGTTATTATGCGTAATATCTATGTTGGTATTATGCAGCGTTTTGGTCTTGATGGTCATCCAGATGGCAAAAAACTTATGGACGAAATCCTTAAATCTAAGTTTGGTGACAAAGAAGGTCTATCTATTGTTTCTAAACTAGAAGTTAATCCAGCATTTGCTGATGAAATTGGTAAAGTTGGACTCAAAGTAGAAGATGACGTACTTAAGTATGAGTCATCTGGAATTATTCATCCATTTCAAGAGGCTGGTGCTATTGGTTCTCTCAATTACATTGAGATTGCACAAATGGCAGGACGAATTAAAAGCAAGAAGAACCTTATTGGCGCAATGGGTGGGGCAACACAGTTAAAGATTGCTGATGATTTTGTAAATGCTTGGTCTGTTCTTACTCTGTTCCCACGATTGGGTATCCGAAGTGCAATTGATGAAGGTTTTATGTTCCTTCTTACAGCACCTGGACGAGAAGTTTTTGATCTTGCGTTACGCAGAGGGCATCGTCTAGGTAAAATGGCTACTGCTTACACTGGTAGTAAGACAGCAGAACCACTTCGTCAATCATTAAAGAAGTGGCTAGGCGGAACACGCACATCAGAAACTTTAACACTTGCTGAACGTGCTTCTAAGCGTGCTCAAATTGCTAGAGAGCAAGGTATTAGCGAAGATATGGTTCGCAGAATTGATGTTGCCTTTGGTACGGCAGAAGATGCGTCTATGCCATTTCGTAAAAATGGTGATGACCTAGAGGCTGACTTAATTGTTGAAGGATTAGCGCATAGTGCACATCTTCTTAACTCTGCTACACGTTCTATGGCTGGTGCCGCTAGCATTACAGGTAAGTTTGAACGTGAAATTGTAGAAGAACTTATTGACCCTAATAACTATGACTTAATGCTCAAAGAACTTGATACAGTATCTGGTCGTGGCGGTCAAGTTGTATCAACTGCGGACCTTGCAGATGCAAGAATTTTTGGTGGTCGCGGAGTATCAGCAGTTCACTTTGAAAATTGGATTAAGCGTTTCTATGGAAATGCTAAATCATTAGATGGTGACGAGGGTGCTCGTTTATTTGACCCAGCAACTAACTTCCTTGCTAACAATGGACTTAGAACTGCAGCAGATTTCCGCAAGGCTAAAGATGAAGCACTTGCTGCTATTGGTATACGCCGCAATACTGAACTTATTGAAGAAATTGGCGAAGATGGCGTTAAGTTACTTAAGCCAAGTTCTGGTTATGTTATTACAGACCCTAAGGCTGTTAAACAATTTATTCAAATGTCATCTCGCAGTAGCGAACTTACACAACGTGGTGTTAGCCAAGTAGATATTGTTGTTGACCAAGTTGACCGTATTCTTCTTGACCTATATGCAACTTTTCACGGTTCTGCTACTAAGTTTAATGATGAATTATTTAATGCTGTTAAGTCACGTTACGCACAGTTGGTAGATGAAGAAACAAAAAGTCTTGCACCTATTGCTGATAAGTGGCATAAGTCTACTAAGGCTCTTACATTTGAAGACTTTGAAAAGTTAACTCAAGGTTTTCAACCTTCTGGCAAGATGTTTACATCTTTAAACATTGAAGGTTTAACTGATGATGCAGAGAGCATACTATCAAAGTATGGTAACCGTGCATTTGAACTAATGGACCGTCAAGTTACTGCGGCTTTCCGTCAGCCAGCAGTAATGTTAGGTTATGTGCGCATCCGAAAGAACCTTATGGTTCTTCAACAAGAAGAAACTGCTAAGGCAGTTAAGCGTGCAATTGCTGACTTAGGTGATAACCCTTCTAAATGGGCAATTCAGCAAGCAACAGAGAATGCTACTGAACTCGTAGTCCGTAGATACGTGCAGATTGCTACACAACAGGCTGCAGATACAGTACTTAAGTTTGCAGATAACCCATCTATTCGTTCTAACTTTGCACTTGCTCAACGTAACGTAAGCCGATTCTACCGTGCTACAGAAGACTTCCATCGCCGTATTTATCGTATGCGCGATGTGCCACTACGAGTGGCATACCGTATTCGCTTGATGCATCTTGGATTAGATTCATCTGGGTTCATTCATAATGACGCTAAGGGCGACCCATATGTAATGATGCCTATGGATAACGTAATCTTTAAGACTGTTGACAGTACAGTGCGTACACTTACTGGTAATACTGCTTTTCAGCAGCCTATCTTTAATGACTTTACTATGAAGTTAAAGTTAATGAACCCATCATTTAGCCCTGATGCTGGTTTGCCTACACTAAGTGGACCTATTTCAGCATTAGGTGTTATTACAATGAAGGCTTTGCTAGGTAAGACTGGTCCAACTGGTGAAGTAATTGGTGAAGAATTAGATAACCTTGCACTTGGTAACATTGGTGAAGGCATAGATATTATTCGTGCAGTTGTTCCTGCATCATTACAAAAGGCTTGGACTATCCTTCCTTTTAATGAGAAAAGCCGTCAAGAGGCTACTGCTGCTATGGCAGCAATTGCATACAATGCATCTCAAGGGCGTGGTCTTGACCCTAATGCTACAGAAGCAGAGAAGTACGAATACCTAAAACAGATTCGCATATCTGCTCACAACATTATTGCTATGCGTGGAGTTCTTGGAATGTTCTCACCACTTGCTCCATCTATGCAGGAAAGTATTGGACTTCCAGATTACTTAAAGGATGTTGGAATTACAGGATTACGTCCTGAGTTCTATGACTTAGTTAACGGCATTATGAAGACATACAATGGGGATGTTCAAGACCCATATGAAATGGCACTTGCTACGTTCATTGGTAAGAACCCAGGCAAGTTAGTTTATACAGTAGCCCGTGACGAGAAGCAGACTAATACAGTTATTCAAAAGACCAAAGAACTAAAGACTTGGGCTATTAAGAATAAGACTATGATTAAAACTTACGGCGAAGCAGCCTTTATCTTGGCTCCATATGTAGGTGAGTTTGATGCTGCTACTTATGCTTGGCTAGAAGCAGCAGAGTTTATTAAAGATAAAGATGTAGATAAATATCTTACTGACGTTTTGGTATCAGCCGATAAGCAGGCTTACTATGATATTGGTCGTAGAGAACGTGAGATACTTAATGAAACAGTTAGTATCTCTGAACGTAGAGCAATTATTGCACGTTCTACTAATCAACGTGCAGCACTTAAGTCTTCTAATCCACTACTTGAAGCAGCACTTACTGCTGGTGGTAACGAAGTAGCATCAGAAGAACGTATGCTTGTTAGTATGGAACAAATGCTTAGCAATGTTGATATTGACATACCTAAAGAAACACGTATGAAAATGTTAAACATTACATCACAAGTTCGTGAGTTTATTAATCTTTCAAATGATTCTACAGTACGTCAGGCAAGTAACTTTTCTGATGTAAAGCGCGAGCGCAAAGAACAAATTGAAGCACTTATCCAAGACCTATCAATTGGTGATCTTATGCTAAAAGAAGCCAATCGTGCAATTTTCCGTGCAATTCTTAACTACTACTCACGTGACACATATGTTGCAGTACCGAGAGGATAATAATGGCATCACAGCCTAATAATTCACGCATTGTACAAGTCATTAACTTTGGCGTTGACAAGCGAATTCCACTTGGTATTGTTAATCAGGTTATTGATAAATCAACAGGTTACCTTATTGGTTATATGCGTGGCGATAAGTTCTATGAACTTAATACCGATGCTGCTGTTGTTGATGCTGAACAAGAAAAAGCAGTAGAAACTAAAAATAAGTTTGAACAAACATTAGCAGCACAACAAGCACAAGCAGACCCATTTTTAAAACTATTTGCTGATGGCAAGGTTGGGGTTACCGTTGACCCTGAAACTGGCAAAACAATTGTTTCAGATGGAACTAGTGAAATCTTTATTTATGTTGGTCCTAGTGCACCTAAAGTAACTTATGACCCAGGAACTGGCAGAGTTATTACACAACCTGCTGGTAAAGATACAGACATTGAAGGTATTAATGACTTTGATGCTATTCGTAAGAAGATGCTTACAGATGCTACTGCTACACCTGGTGGTATGGATGCATTGTTTGAAAAGTTATACAAGAATGGTTTGCTTTCTGAGGAAACATACAAGTCAAAAAATGTATCAGCAGATGATTTTAATAAAGGTTTGCTATATTCTGTACGTAAGTTTTCAATTGAAACAGCAGATAAATATATAATTAAAGGCGACAAGACACCAGTTAACTTTACTGATTTTCTGTCTACGGGCTTTAAACCTGCTAAGCCAACAAGTAAAACTTCATATGATGCAATTGTTACTAAGCGTCAAGACGCAGCAGAAGATGCTGACCAGTTTTTTATGGCTAATCTTGGTCGCAACGCAACCAAAGAAGAAGAGAACGCATATTATGAATTACTTCGTGATGCAGAAAAGAAAGCGGTTACGGCTACTACTACTAAGTATGATGCTGATGGTAACCAAATTGGTCGTACTCAAACTGGTGACCTTATGTCTGAGTTGGACAAGACCTTACTTCTTGGCAAGGTTGCTGGAAAGGCTATTCAAGGCAGCGATATTAATACACTGCTCACTGCTGGAGGCGCGGCGGCTAAGGATGTAAACTCTATTCTTGCTTACGCTAAGAACTATGGAGTTGTCCTAACTAAAGAACAGGCTATGAATTATGTAGCCAACAACTTTAGAAAAGGTCAGAACATAGATGCAACCAGAACAAAGATTTTACAGATTGCTAAATCACAGCCACAGTATGCTGCTATTGCAGACAAGATTACAAATGATGTAAGCGTCAAGGAACTTGCTGGTAACTATATCTATCAGAAGGCGCAGACACTTGAACTTAATATGGATTCTATTGATGTCTTTGATAAGGACATTCAAGATGGTTTAACTGGCAACCTATCTATGACAGACTTTAATAAGAGACTTCGCAAAAACCCTGTATGGGCTAATACAAAGAACGCTAAAGAAGAAGCCGCTAACTATGCGACTGACATTCTTAAGTCGTTCGGATTGATGGGATAATGGCGCAGACAGCAGCACAAAAAGCAGCGGCAGCAGCAAAGAAGAAAGCCGCAGATAAAAAACTACTTGCTGATGCACAAGCATTACTTGCTAAACAAAAGGCTACACTTGCTTCTCTTGAAAAGTCACAAGCAGAAACTAAAAAGTTTTTAACAGAACCAGGTATGCCTTTGCCATCAAGTTTTAAACCTACTATTACTTTTAATTCTGCACCATCTGACCAACAGATTGGACCAATGATTGGACCTAATTTAGGACGCGATGCTGCATATGCTATGGGTGCAGGAATGAAACTAACCCCAGAACAACAGGTTGCTGCAGAAGCATTTAATGTTGCTAAAGGTTTAAATCCTGATGGTAGTTCTAAACCAGTTGCTAAAGAAATTACTAAAGAGACTCGCGATGCATATGCATTGCTAGAAGCAGCCTTTAAAGAATATGGTTTAGATAGTTTGGTTCCAATTATTCGTCAATATATGGAAGATGACCTTGGACCAGAGCAGGCTAAACTTAAACTTAAGACTGAGCCTATTTATAAACAAAGGTTTAAAGGCAATGAGTTAAGAGTTAGCAAAGGTCTTAATGCTCTTAGCGAAGTAGACTATCTTGAACTTGAAAATGATTATAGTAAAACTCTTACTGATTACGGTCTTTCAGATTATTTTGGTGTAGCAACAGATGCTGCTACTCGCGCTGCTCGTCAGCAAAAGATGGCTGATGTTATTGGTAATAACATATCAGCATTAGAGTTTAAAGACCGCATTAAGACAGTAGTTACACGTGTAAATATGTCAGATGCAAATGTAAAGAGTGAACTTAAGGCTTTTTATGGTATCACTGATACTGATTTAGTTAAGTACTTTTTAAATCCAGCAGAAGGTACTGATAGATTAAAAGAAAAAGTAACTGCTGCTGAAATTAGTGCAGCATCTATTACTCAAGGACTTGGTAGAACAAGTCTTGGTACAGCAGAAGAACTTGCTCGTCTTGGTATTGATAAAGCAGAAGCACTTGCTGGTTATAGCAAGATTGCTGAATATCTACCTACAGCAGAAAAACTTAGTTCTGTTTATAAAGAACAAGGCATTACATATAATAAAGCAACGGGTGAAGAAGAAGAGTTTAAGGGCTTGGCTTCTGCTAAACGTAAGCGTGAACGTTTAAAGGAAATTGAAACAAATACTTTTTCTGCCTCACCTGGCATATCGCAGTTTAGTCTTAAAACTAAAAACACTGCGGGACAAATCTAAAATCCTGTCGGACCCACCAGCCCCGATAGCGTAGAAGACTGGTAGTAAGAGCCAGACTAGTTCCCCGACTAGAACCTGAGGCTTGCGATTCAAACGAATAGAAGGGTGGGTTGCTATGAGCAACAACTACTGGGATGAAGACGAAGACGACCTAGATACCGACAACGGAGTGCAGATGGATGGAAGTGACTTACTTAAAAAGTTACGGAAAGCCAAGCGCAATGATGAAAAGCGTATCAAAGAACTCACTGAGCAACTTGAGGGATTATCCAAAGCGCAGCGTGAGCGTACAGTCAAAGAAGTCCTAGACAAGAAGGGTGTCAATCCAAAGGCACAACGATTAATCCTAAAAGACTTGGATGATATTACCGAAGAGTCAGTTAATACTTGGCTTGAAGATAATGGAGACTTGTTTGGATTAACACAGCCAGAGGTAAATCAAGAGCAAGAACTAAATCGTGCAGCCTTGCGGCAGCAAGATGTAGTTACTCAACTTGGTATGACCCCTGACCGAGCAGATGATTTATTGAATAGAATTAACAGTGCGGAAACCGCAGAAGAACTTCATTCAATTATCTACTCTCAAAGACAGTAATACATAGTAATTTCACAATTCACCTTGGAGGTGACAAATGCCTAATGCATACACAGGAACTGGTTCCGCCACTCTCGGCGGTACCTCTGGTGGTGCAGGTCTAGTCCAGCAAGCGTATGATCGCTTGCTAGAGTTTGCTCTTCGTTCAGAACCGCTAATCCGTTCAGTCGCAGATAAGACACCTGCCCGTCAATCAATTCCAGGTTCAACAGTTGTTCTACAACGCTACGTTGACTTGGCTCAAAATACTACACCTTTGTCAGAAACAACTGACCCAGATGCAGTAGCACTATCAACACCAACCAACGTTTCTATTACTCTTAACGAGTACGGAAACTCTGTATTGGTAACACGCGCACTGGAACTCTTCAGCCTTGCTGATGTAGACCCAGCAATCGCAAACGTTATTGCTTTTAACCTAGCAGATTCTATTGATGCTGTCGCAATGGAAACATTGCGTGGCGGAACTAATAAGATTTTCGGTGGTTCAGCAACATCAACAGCAACAGTTGCAGCAGCATCAACAATTGACTCAGCGGACATCCGCCGTGCAGTTGCTAAGTTGCGTGCTAACAAGGCTGTTGGACGCAAGGGTTCACTCTACTGGGCTGGTATCCACCCAGAAGTTTCACACGACCTACGTGCCGAGTCCTCTTCAGGACAGGGCTGGTTGCTTCCTAACCAATACGGTTCTTCACAGGATCGCATTTGGGCAGGAGAAATCGGTAACTACGAAGGTGCATACTATGTTGAATCAGCACGTATGTACAACGCAAAGACTGGTGCAGACCAGACAGCACTATCAACTTCACCAGCAGTTAGCGGTGCTTCAGGTGCATTCACAATCGTTGTTGCAAACGGCGCATTCGGTGGACGTGCTGAAGTTGGAGACAAAATCTCTGGTACTAACGTTGGTTCTTCTGCAAAGATTACAGCAATTTCTGTTGGTGCAACAAACACTACACTTACAGTAGATGTTGCTAACTCAGGAACTGTTGGAACTAACACTCTTACAGTAACACCAGTAACACGTGTATTTAACACAATCGTATGTGGACAGCAAGCAATGGCACAAGCCGTTGCTGAAGAGCCACACACAGTTATTGGACCAGTAGTTGACAAGTTGATGCGTCACCGCCCAATGGGTTGGTACGGCGTACTTGGCTTTGCTCGCTACCGCGAAGAAGCACTGTTCCGTCTAGAAACAGGCTCATCAATCGCTGCTCTTTAGTAGCAATGAGGGGTAGGGCGAAAGCCCTGCCCCTCTCTAAATAGAGGACAATATGACTACATATATTTTTGAACCGCCAATAGTTAGAGAAGGTCCATCAGGTGGACATCGCCTATTTAGTTTTTACAAGTTAAATGTTGGCATCAGTATTGTTAAAGATGGTGGACAATATATGCAGGTTCGTTATTTAACGGATGAAGATTTAAGAAGTTATCAAGAAGTTTATCTAGGTGGTAATAAACACGTAGTTGATGCAACTACTAGAGCCGCATTAATTGCTGGCGGTGTTGGAGTTACTGCAGAAAATTTTACAGAACAATGAGTTTACATCAGATTCAAACCCATCCAGAGTTTGTTGAAGGATGTTTTGGTTGCAAAATAACTACATTAGAACTGGGCACAGGGGACGCTAATAGTAGAGCAGCAATGCCAAAACGTAAATGGGAAAGCGAACTAGTAAGATATAAAGAAGCACGCAGACAAGGTATCCAACCAGCAGGGACAACAATGGATAAAATAGTTGCTGCAGAAAAAGCATCAGAGAATTTGGGTCGGGCTTACAATGCGGAGAAAGACCCAAATGCAAAAAGTATAGATAAAAGAACCGCTAACGCAATCAATGAGGTAAAGAAAGCAGGACTATAATGCCTAAGGTTGGAAAGATGTCATTCCCATACACAGCAAAAGGTATGGCAGAAGCAAAAATGGCAAGCAAAAAGACTGGCAAGAAGATGGTCAAGAAGACCACTATGAAAAAGATGGGCAAGAAGAAGTAATGGCATCACCAAAGCCAACACCTAGACCTAAGGCTGGATTGGCTAAGCCCCCACGTAAAATAACGGTTACTGTTAAACCTAAGCCTAAGGCTACACCAGTACCAAAGTTTACACCACCAACACTTGCACAGTATAAAAAATCTGCTGCATACAAAACAGACTCAATGACTTACAAAGAATATGTAGATGCAATATATGATGTCTATAAATATAATCTTAAGAAAGGTAAATAAAATGGCAATGAATAAAAAGCCTAAGCCACTTCGTCCAAGTGGTCCAACAAAACGTGTAACAAAATATACAATTGGCACACCAGAAAAGCCTGTAGTAAAGGTACAACCAAAGAAGCCTATAACAAAGTCAACAGTAAAAAATCCTAGTGCTCCAAAAGGAGCAGGTTCTGGTGCTGGCACTGGTTCAGTTAGAGTACTTACTAAAAGCGAATCTCTTCTTAAGAGAGAAAAGGCTATGCGTGAAAGGTCTGGTAAACTTCCACTGACTAAGACTGTTACTGATTCTATGAAAACATCAGGTAAGAAATCTTACAAGCGAAGTACAGGCAACCAAAGATTAATTGATGATACTCAATATGTCAGACGAAATCCTAAGGGTCGTAATGTATCAGAAATGGCAAACAATAAGGCGGCTAACAAGCCTAAAGGTGTAACACCACCTAAAAAGACTCCACCAACACCACCTAAGTCTAGGTTTTCGGGTCGTCCTGGTCTACGTGGCTTTGGCGGCGGCAGCGGTTTATACGGAAATATGTTTAAGCGATAAATTATGGACCCACGACTAAAGCGAGCAGGAGTATCTGGGTTTAATAAACCGAAGCGTACACCGAGCCACCCTAAGAAGTCACATATTGTTGTGGCTAAAGAAGGTGATAAGGTCAAGACTATTCGCTTTGGTCAGCAGGGCGTAACTGGCGATAGAAAGCCATCACCACGTCAAGCATCCTTTAAGGCACGACACGCGAAGAACATTGCTAAAGGAAAGATGTCAGCAGCATACTGGGCAGACAAGGTGAAGTGGTAATGAAAAAAAAGGCTGTATCAAAAGTAAACGCAGCAGGTAATTACACTAAGCCAGGTATGCGTGCTGCTTTGTTTAAGAAAATTAAGGCTGGTTCTAAAGGTGGAGACCCTGGAGAATGGTCAGCACGTAAAGCGCAACTACTAGCGGTTCAATATAAAAAGGCAGGCGGAGGCTACAAGTAATGGCACTTGCTAAATCTCAGAAGTCTTTAAAAAACTGGACTGCACAAAAGTGGAAAACTTCTGACGGCAAGCCATCAAAGGGTAAGAAAAGATATTTGCCTACTGCCGCTTGGGCTTCTTTAAGCGCATCAGAAAAAGCAGCAACTAATAAAGCCAAGGCTGCAGGTAATGCCAAAGGTAAACAATTTGTTAAGCAACCTAAATCAATTGCAAAGAAAACGGCGGGGTATAGATAATGGCTACATTATCAGATATGATCAATGAAGTGTCTATTAACCTTTCAGGTTATACACTTCAGCAAGACCG